TTTATGATACTTTAATACAAACAAATAAAGGAATGTTAAAGATAGGAGATATAGTTGAAAATAAACTAAAAGTAAAAATTTATTGTACTAATAGTAATGGAACTATTGACCTTATGCCAATTATACATTATTTTAAGAACGATAGAAAGAAACGTATTCTTAAAATAGTACATGAATTTGGGGAAATAAATTGTACTGAAGATCATTTGGTATGGAGTGTTACAGATGAAAAATGGAAAAGGGTATGTGAGATCAACAGTGGAGAGAAATTGTATTTTTTGTCAGAAGAAATTTATAACAGGGAAGAAAGGGAAGGCAACAGCGAGATATTGCAGTCATTCTTGTGCGACATCTCATCGAATGTCAATTCCAGAAAATGTAGAATTATTAAAGGGGGAAAAGATAAAAAGAGTAGGTATGAAATGTCTTTATTGCAAAAAGATATTTATAGTGATGCCAAGGCAAATAAAGATAAGAAAATTTTGTTCAAGAAGATGTATATCAAAATATCGAATGCAATATACAGATTTAAAGGAAAGAATGCATGGTGTAGAGCAAAGGAAGAAAACTTCTATAAAACAAAAAATGTTTTATCAAACGGAGAAAGGAAAGCTACACAAGAAAAAATTATCTTTAATGATGAAAGAAAACAATCCTACGAAAAATGCAGAGACAGTAAAGAAATCAGTAGAGACAAAAAGAAAAAATGGAACATTAGATTTTCTCAAATATCATCATGGTGGAAATGGTCAATTAACAAAACCACAGATATTTTTAAAGCAATTATTGAAAGATGGTTGGGAATACGAATATGTAGTAAGTACAAAAATGAAATTATTCATGGGGGTGAAAGTACCCACTTGCTTCAAAATAGATTTAGCAAATTCAGAGAAAAAGATAGCAATAGAAATAGATGGGGAAGGTCACAAAGGGAACAATCCGAGAAAGAAGGATTATATAAAAACAAAATTTTTAGAGTCTCAAGGGTGGAAAGTATTGAGATTTTGGAATTGGGATGTTCTGGAGAAGACAGAAAAAATAGTAGCTATGATTTTGTCTATGATATAGAAATTAAAAATAATCATAATTATTTTGCTAATGGTGTATTGGTTCATAATTGCCAAATGGTATCATCGCATAAGGCAATCAGAACAAAAGCATTCAAGCGATTAGCAAAGACAGTGAATCATAAAATATTTTTATCTGGCACACCGATAAAAAACCGACCATCAGAATTTTTTACAGTACTCAATTTATTAGATAAAAAAACATTTTCAAATCGATGGCAGTATCTTAATAGGTACTGTGCGCCGAAGTCTAATGGATTCTCGGTGGTATTTAATGGCTTGTCTAATGAAAAAGAATTATACAAACTCATTTATCCTCTTATGATTAGAAGGGAAAAGAAAGATGTATTGAAGGAATTGCCACCTAAGCAAAAAATAATAGTACCTATGGAATGTGATCCAGTGCAATTACGGTCCTATGAGCAAGCCAATTCAGAATTTAGAGAGTGGGTAAAAGAAGCTCAGAAGAGTCTATCAATAAAAGAACATATTGAAGGTTTAAAGCAATTAGCATATATGGCTAAACGTAATTCAGTAATAAAATGGATTAGGGATTTTTTAACAAGTGGTGAAAAATTAGTAGTTGGGGGTTGGCATACCAGAGTCTTAGACGATATTGAAAAGGAATTTGGTAATATTAGTGTTAGGATGGATGGCAGTACTCCAGCGAATAAAAGGCAAGAGGTAGTAGATCGATTTCAAAATGATAATAAGATTCAATTGTTTATTGGAAATTTAAAAGTAGCTGGTGTTGGAATAACATTAACAGCAGCGAGCGCAACGGCTACTATTGAATTGTTATGGGGGCCAGGAGATCATGACCAATTTGAAGACAGAGTTCATAGGATCGGGCAAGAAGCAGATTCAGTTTTGGCATATTATCTTATTGCTCCAGGAACGGTGGAGGAGGATATAATTGAAATTATTCAGGAGAAAGCTAAAATGTTGGGACAAGTATTGGATGGAGAACAAAGGGAATTTGTTGAAGAAGATGTATTGAAAGCTTTATTAGGGAGAATAAATAAATGACGGTTTTCGAAATTGCATTAGGAATATTTCTTTTTTTGTTTATTATTATCCCAGATATAATAGTATTGAATAAAACAAGAAAAAATAAATGGGAAAGTAAAAAGATGCTTGATGAAGCTATTAAAATAAGGCAAGAGACACAATTAAAATTAAGATGCTTTTATTCTCCTATTAGTTTAGAAGGGGATTTGAATCCATTGTATTTCGATTTATCTGAACAAAATAAAAAAGACGTAAATAAATCTTAAAATCCTCTTATAATAATAAAGAAAGGCAAACATGATATATAAAGAATACATAGAAAATAAAAACCATTCTAATTTGGATTATGGATTTGATACTATTTTTTCACCTGATTTTTTATTTGATTTTCAAAAATATTTATTAGATTGGTCTTTAAAAAAAGGTAGATCGGCTACTTTTGCAGATTGTGGATTGGGTAAGACTCCGATGGAATTAGTATGGGCACAAAACATAATTGAGAAAACTAATAAACCAGTTTTATTACTTGCTCCAATTGCAGTAAGCGTACAGACATTAAGAGAAGCAGAAAAATTTAATATTGATTGCATGAGATCACAAGAAGGTAAATTTAAAGGTAAAAAAATAATAGTTTCAAATTATGAACGACTTCATTATTTTAATCCTGATGATTTTGGAGGAGTAGGTTTAACAGTTTATTCAGCTTTGATAAATGGAAGAAAAGGATTGGGGATTGAATTAAAAACCAGTTACTATAATCAGGCCGTAAAAAATTTAACAGAAGCTAAAATTATTGATCATTCTAATGACGATGATTTTTTTAGTGAAATAGGAATATGAATCGTAAAAAAGTTGATTTATCGGATGAACGTCAAATAATTATCAATATGATTGTATCATCTAAATTTCTTAAGGAAATAGTACCAATAGTAAAAGCTAAATATTTTGAGAGCTTTTATGCTCAGATAGTTTCAAATTGGATTATTGAATACTGGCAAGAATTTAAAGAAGCTCCGAATAAAAACATACAAAAGATATATCAGCAGAAAATAAATCAAATTAAAGGCGAAGAAGAAAACGAAATTATAAAAGAATTTCTTTTATCAATAAGTAAAGAATGGGAAAAGAATGAAAGTATTCAGAATATTGAATATAGTATTAAGAGTGCAATAAGATATTTAAAATTAAGATCATTACAAATACTAAAAGAGGATTTGGAATCTTCACTTTTGGAAGGGGATCCAACCAAAGGAGAACATTATGTTTCTACATATGCTCGGATAGATCATGGTAATGAAGAGAGCGTTTCCATCTTTCAAGATTCAGCGATAGTATCAAATGCATTTATGCAAGACGATGAAATATTATTTCAATTCCCAGGGGTATTGGGAAAATGCACAGGTAATTTTTTACGTGGGGATTTAGTAGCTTTTTTGGGCGTTATGAAAAGTGGAAAAACCCACGCTCTTTGGTATACCGGAAGAATATCTATGATGAAGGGATGGAGGGTATTATTTATTACTTTAGAAATGCCGAGAAGGCAGATGATACGAAGGGCTTGGCAATCTATGGTAAGCTCCCCTAAAAAAACTATGGAAATAACAATACCTAAATTTATACCTATAGATGAAGGAAAATTTAAATGGGATATTGAATTGATAAAGGAAAAAAGATCGGGCGTGGATACAACAGAGATAAAGAAAAAACAAAAAAAGTTTAAATTTCTTTTTCGTTCAGGGAATGCAAGAATATTAAGTATGCCTGCATATAGTACAAAAGTGAGTGATATATGTGTTCAAATTGACAACATAATTCACTACAAGAATTTTATACCAGATGTACTTATAATTGATTATGCTGATTTATTATCTGCTGATGGAAAGATTAGTGAATATAGACATCAGCTTGATAATATTTGGAAGGGATTAAGAAAGCTTGCTCATGAAAAAGAAATGTTGGTTGTGACAGCGAGTCAAAGTGGACGTAAGGGATTTAATTCTGATTTGACTGAAATGGATACGGCGGAAGATGTAAGAAAACTTGCTCATGTAAGTAAGATGATAGCTATAAACCGGACTAAGGCGGATAAAGAAAAACATCGAGCGCGGGTGGAATTATTGGTTGAGAGAGAAGAAGAACAGAGTGTGAAAAAATGTACTATACTTCAGTGTTTAGATATAGGTGCTTTTTGTTTAGATAGTCAATGGGATAATGAGGTGAAGAAATGAATTTATTAACATCTTCTGTTTTATTTGTAGGGAATAAATATAAATCAGGAAGTGAAAGATGTTATTATTGTGGGGCATATTGTTCCGATGAAAATTTAACTTCTTTTTATGTAAAAGAAACATTTACAAATAGGGATATAATTAAATTTCCAAATTCAAAATATGTGTGTGTAGGTTGTGTGGAATCTTTGGGTAATGGATATGATGAAATGAAAATGGTAGATGGATCGATTAAAAAAAGGGATAATGAAAGAGGAATGCAGCCACGAATGTATTCTTGGATAATTACAAAAGGGAACAAATTAGCTGCGACTAAAGCCCATATAAAGGAATTGAGAAAAATAATTTTGAATCCTCCTGAAATTCCATTTTCAATTATTTTAGCTGATTCAGGACAAAAGCAATTGATATTCAGATGTCCTGTTAATATAGATAAAAATAATTTTTCTTTATTATTAGAAGATGAAGTTATTGAAAATATTGATGTTAATATTTTGAATACTCGTATTGAAATGATAAAGCCGATTGTTTTTTTATTTGGAAAACTCTCTTTATTAAAAAAATTCAATATTTCTCATTTTGCTAAAATGAATGAATATTTTGATAATATTTCTATTATTGAAAAATGGATTGAAATAAAGAATGAACCTATTTCAAGATTAGCTGTATGGTTGTCATATTCAAAGGAGGAATTGAAAAATGAATATATTAAGCGCGGAAGAATTTAGAAAGAAATTGGCAGGATTGACTGATCCAAATCAAATAGTAAGTGAAGAACAAAATGAAGAAATAAAACAAAAGGCAGTTTTATTTTGTTCAATTTTACCTGAATTATTTGGAGATGATTTAAAACGAATTACATTATGGGAACGTATTGCACATGGATTGGTTGTATCCTCAGCTAAATGTAATGGCGATATAGAACTATTTATAAATCAAATGCTAATTTATATTAAGGCTGATCCAGGGAATGTTGCAGCAAATAAAAATATGTCTGATTTTATTGATTTTATTTTGTCTAAAGAAAAAATGTGGTGGAAACAATTTATTAGAATATGTGAATCTAAATATATGTTTATTTGTGTAAAGGCTCGTATGATTTGGAATGTAAAAAAAGAAGAAAATAAAAAAAAGGAGAAATTTTATTATGAATATGATAAAAAATTATAAAATACATTGTATTTCAGAAGCATTATCCCCAATTACACATATGATGGGATCGTCAGGAAATGAATCTGTTTTAAATCGAGAATATATTCTTCATAATAATGTATTAAAACAAATTCCTGTTTTATCGGGGAATGCTATACGACATAGAATGATTAGGGAACCAGGGGTATTGTATTTAATACAGGTATGTGATTTGGTTGGAAAATTAAATATTGATCAGGCTAATTATTTATTTAATGGAGGATCATTAACTGAAAGTTCTATCTCAGAAAATCTTGCTAAAATTGCAAATATGCAAGAACTTCTGCCTTTGATAAGATTATTAGGGGGTTCATTTAGAAATCAAGTAGTAGGGGGTTCACTTATTGTTTTACGTGGGCTTCTTATTTGTGAAGAAAATAGAAATAGAATTATTAAAATGATACCTTCACAATATACTATGCCAGATAATGTTTTTAGAAGTTCAGAAGATTTTATTGATCAATATCAATATACAAGAGGGGATACACGAAAAAGAGTAGATGCAAAATTGATATTGGATGGAAAAGAAAATAATGAAGATACTAATTTAATGATTTATAATGGGCAAACTATTATAGCAGGTTCAATTTTTTATCATGGATTTATTTTACAAAATGTTTCTTATTTAGAATTGGGGGCATTATTACATTCATTATCACAATGGGAATTTAATAATGGTACTATCGGTGGATCATTGAGAATAGGGCATGGTAAATTGAAAATGGAAATTTTTTTTGAAGAAGATAAAGATTTTATGGGATCAGAAATAAATATAGGTCAAGCAATCATTGATTATATAGAACACGTTGATAAAAATAAAAGTAAAATTGTGGATTGGTTATTTTCTACTTTTCCAAAAATAGAGAAAAAGAAAGGAAAAAAAGATGATCAAAAATTGGAAAATAACAGCTTGCTTGATTAGTCCTATTGCAGAAAAGCCGCCTATGTTAGATGCTATATTGGCTTGGGAACTTTCTAAACGATTAGGAATGAAACATTATAATAAATTAACAAGGAATGTTTCTTTAAAAGAAATACAAAAAGTACCTATTCCAATAGTCGAAAGAACAATTGAAAAAAATAATGTGTATTGTTGTTCTGATCCTATTTATGAATGTGTATTTGAATGGGTTGAACATAGAGGAAAAAGAATAGATACGGATTTAATTTCTTTATTATTATCTCCTGAAAATAGAAAATCTCTTTTAATTGCTTCCGGGCCGTATAAAATGAGATTTGCCCCAGTTAGAACACGAATGATAAATAAAATTGTATGGTTTGTTAGAGGAGATAGAAAAGAAATAAATAAATTATTGAAATCTGTTAAATCATTAGGGAAACATCGATCTATTGGGTATGGGTTAATTGAATGCTGGGAATATGATGAAATAGAAGAAGATAATTCTATATTCGCTTTTCAAAATGGGAATATGATACTTATGCGAACAGTTCCATTTGGATATTTTTTGAATAGGGTTAAGGGGTATAAAAAATCATTTGGAGCATATCAATTACCTTATTGGCACCCTGAGAATTATAGAGAAATTGCGATTCCTTGTTAGGGATAAATGTAAATGAAAATACAATGGGTAAAAAATATACAGGATTGTATAATTGAAAATGAAATATTTAAAGATACATTTTTAATTTATCATGAAATGTATACTCCTCCAAATATTCAGGGAATAGAGTATATGAAATTTCAAAAATTTAAACAAACATATTTTAATCATTATATTAATTCAATAATTATTGTTGGTTTAAATAGAATAATAACTCCGAGTAATAGATGTGATATGGTTAATGATTTTCTTCAAACTATGACAAGAAATATTCCTAAAATAAGTATAGATACTTCTCCATTTATAGGAGAACCTTGGCGGTTATGGTATCATTTTGATATTACTAATTCAGGTAAATTTAATGTTCCTCATGGATATGCTATTGAAACAGAATGGAAACATTGGTTTTATAGAGATACTAATGATTGTAGATTGTCAGGGGATAATATAGGATTATTTATAGATAATGTTTATTCTGATTTGGATTTGCTTACTACTGAATTTAGATTTACTGATTGCACAAATAAAGATGAAGAATATTATAAGAAGATAAAGGAATTTGTATTTAATAAAAATAATTCACCTAAGTTAATTATAAATGAGTTAGTAAGAGAATGTAATAAACATTTCGGAATAAATTTATCATTTGATTCTTATTTAAGAAAGAATGAAATTCCTATTATTGTTCCTGATATTGGTATATATAGATTTGTAGTTGAAGAAAATATAAGACGACAGAATATTTATAATCGAGTAATACGATGAAAATATATTCATCAAATAAAAATGTTTTGGATGCTTCAAGGGAAAGAATAGCTTATTTATTTGATATTTTTGAAAAT